GTATCGTGATAGATGTTATTGAGGATTTGTTTGTAAGGGATGAAGTATAATGAATATCTTTGTGAAGGCATATATTTACTTATTGTTTGTATTTTCTTCTATGGGTATGATAAGCGGTTGGATTTTTGCTGGTCATTTCTTTATTGAGATGATTAGTAATCCAAACTTTGGTCACTTCTTTTTTATGAGTGTGCTTTTAATACTATCCTCTATGATGACTTGTATTACATTCATGATTGGTAATGAAACCTTTAAAACTATAAGGGGAGAATAAGATGACTTCAGAAATCTTTGTGAATATCGGCTGCATTTACATAATAGTGCATTGTGTGTTTATTCTAGTAAATAATGGTGATTTTGGGACTCATGACAATGACGAATGAAATTATTATTCTTATGGTTGCGATACCTATAATATTTGCTATTGTAGCAATGTGTATAGATGTAGGAAGAAAGTAATTCATGACGCAAATTAAAAAATGTAAGGGTTGTAAAGAAAATGAATTATTTTCGTGTTAGAGTATATAACACAATATGCCCAGCGTCTAATTCTTCAAAAGAAAATCCCATCTTAGATGCAAACCTTTTCACTAATCTACTGTATAGATTTGCTCTACTTGGACCTTCATCTTCATCTTTAGATGCGGTAAAAGATACGAAAAATACTTTCGGATTTTTGTTTATCCATTCTTTAATATGATTAATCACAGCACCAAATATTTGCATTTGAGAACCTGTACCAGTTATTTTATCTGAACCTGCTAGATCAGAGCCACCGCGAGTTGAAAATACTATATTGACTCTGGTTTTAGGAGCATTAGGCGTCATTTCCCACATATATGTTAGTTCTATAGTCTTATCATCAACTTTAGACATAAACCTATCTCTCAAGTCATTACTTTGAGTTTGTTTCCATCTTACCTTGGTATCAAATGCTTCACTGAACTGCTGAAATGTTTTCATTTTATTTTTTTCTTGTTAGAATAAAAGTATCCATATTTCGTTGAGATTCAATTTCTAATGAAAATCCCAATGTATTTGCAAACCTTTTAACTAATCGTTTGTATAGTGACGTTCTACTTGTACTTGATCCATCTCTACCCTTATCTGCCGAAAATTCAACGATACTAATATCTTTACGTTTTTTGATAAATTCTTTCATATGGTTAATTACAGCCCCAAGTATTTTCATCTGAGAGCCTTCTCCAGTTACTGCGATAGTCGTTCCACTACCTACTCCAGGTTTGGCTGATCCAGTACGAAATACAACACCGCAACTGAAACTACCATCGTCCTCTTTATCTAACGTATAGATAAGTATTATATTTCTATCATCAATTCTAGTTTCATAGAGATAATATTCTGCATCATCCTCTACTTGTTTTTCAATAGTTTTCCATTTGACTTTGGTATCAAATGCTTCACTGAAGTGTTGAAATGTTTTCATTTTATTTCTTTCTTTTTAGGTAATAAGTTACAGAGTCATCTCCCAATTCATTTGTGCTACGCACATCAAAACCAACTTGACTCGCAAATCGTTTTACAAGTCTTGAATATAATTTTGATCTACTAGAACTGTCTGCACCAACTTCTTTTTCCGCTGTAAACCACACAGTCCTTATCGTTGGATGTTCACCAATCCAATCTTTAATATGGTTAATTACAGCCCCAAATATTTCCATTTGACTACCACCACCAGTAGTAGAACTACTATGATTCACTTCAAATATAATCTCAACTGCCCTTCGCCTAAAATCTTTGTACATATAGTTAATTTCTATTACTCTACCATCTTTTAAATTTGCAGAATATGTGACCCACTTGAACCCACTAGCCTCATCCGAAGGATTAAATTTTGCTCCTCTTGAAATATTTTTCCAGTTAAGTTTTGTGTTAAATGCTTCACTGAACTGCTGAAATGTTTTCATTTACAATATCCGTTTTTATAACATGGTTTACTGTATTTATACACTTGACAAGGTATAACCCATATGATATACATTCTTTGAAAGGAGAATCATATGAAATCGTCAACTTTAATATTTCTATTATGTTCAGTAAGTTTCTTTTTACTTGAATTGACAGTTCCTGCCATGGGTATGATGGTAATGGTTCTAATGTCTTTAAAGTTGGAGGGTTCCCAATGACTATGAATTATAATGATGCTGAGAAATTTGCGACTGTTGCTCATGCTGGTCAAAAGCGGAAATTTACTGGTGAGGATTATGTAACTCATCCTATCGCTGTTGCGAGTATGGTTATGGATCACCTCGCCAATGTTGGATTTGATCAAGCCACTATTGAACTTGCTGGTACTATCGCGGTTCTTCATGACACTGTAGAAGATACAGATGTTGAAATGGAAGATATTCAAAAACTGTTTGGTGATACGGTAGCAAAAGGTGTTTGGTTTCTTACAAAAGTTCCTAGTTATGTCGGTAATAGGGCAGAGCGGAAAGAACTGTGTGATGCGCGGTTGGCAAATGCCCCTTTGATCGTGAAAGAAATCAAGCGGTATGATATGCTTCACAATCAAGGAAGTTTGAAAGAGCATGATCCTAACTTCTATGAGGTTTGGTTTGCCGAAACTTTAACTACTTTGGCTCAAATGGGTTTCAGTACACTTTGGACTCCTTTGACCTTTAATGTCAAGAATTTACATGGAGAAAAGAAACTATGACTTATGGTTTTACAATTCAACCAAATTCTACATTTAACTATGATATGTTGGATGAGTTTGCACACGGCTATGATGTGACTTACACAATAAATTCAGATGATACAGTGACATTTGAATCTTATGTTTTTGATGATCTTGATGAAGTTCACGATCAACTTGAAGATTTAATTGTTGACACGCCAAGTTTCTTATGCTAATTTATAAGAGTAAAGAGAATCACTAGTCACTGAAAGGGCTTCCAAATGGCTTATATGTCTCAAGAAAAGAAAAAATCCATCGCTCCCGCGATTAAAGCGGTACTGAAAGAGTTCGGTATGAAAGGTTCTATTGGTGTAGATAATCATTCCACACTCGTAGTTAACTTGTCTCAAGGGTCAATTGATTTTGGTTCTACCCATGACAATGTAAACCACTACTGGATTGCAAGTCATTATAGTGGTGTTGCTGAAAAGTTCTTGACCAAACTCAAAGATGTTATGATGAATGGCAACCACGACAATTCTGATATCATGACCGACTATTTTGATGTTGGTTGGTATATTGATATCAATATCGGAAAGTGGAATAAGCCCTATCAAGTAACATCTTGATAGGATCACATCAAACCCTCATTTAAAGTGAGGGTTTTTTTATATAAATAATATACAATTTTAAGTACAAGTGAAGGACACTTTATGAAAGACTTTGTGAATTCTGCAAGTAATAAAAAGAATATGCATATGAGGCATATTGAAGATAAAGTGTTATATGGTGGTGTGAATGGTACAAGACAAGCAATTTTTGCTCTACGTGATATGCGAGATGTGCTAAGTGGAGTTAAGGAAGGAAATGTAAGTGTTAAATGGGATGGTTCTCCTGCTATATTTGCTGGTATTGATCCGAGTGATAACCGCTTTTTTGTTGCCAAAAAAAGCATATTCAACAAAAACTCTAAAGTCTATAAATCTGCAACTGATATTGATGCTGATACTTCTGGTGATCTTAATGCTAAGTTACAAGACGCACTCAAGTACTTGCCAGAGTTGGGCATCAAAGGTGTGGTCCAAGGAGACTTCTTATATTCCAGAAACGATTTGTCAACAAAAACGATTCATGGAAAAAGATACGTCACCTTTCAACCCAATACCATACTATATGCACTAGACGCTGATTCAGATACTGCCAAGGATGTACTGAATAGTAAGATCGGAATTGTATGGCATACTTCTTATGTCGGTGATGCGTTTGAAAATATGAACGCAGTTTATGACGTTGATGTAAGTGGATTTAAAACATCAAAGAATGTGTGGAGCCAAGATGCCTTATTGAGAGGTGTTACTCATGTCACAATGAGTGAAAAAGATACAAATGATGTGAATCAGAATTTATCTGAGATAGGTAGATTATTTAATTCTATTTCATCGTCTACTCTTAAATATCTTGAAGGTAATAAGAGCCTTGCTCAATCTATAGAGACATTTAATAACACCTATGTTCGCAAGGGTGAAACTGTGGACGATACACTCCAGCATGTTGATAATCTTATTGATTGGCATAAGATGCGGTTTCAAAAAGAAATTGATAAAAGAAAATCTGATAGAGGTAAGACTGTCCAAGCCGAAAAAAGAGATGAATTATTGAAGTTTTTCTCACCAAAAAACAAATCTAACCTTAAAAAAATGTTTGATTTGCAAAAATTGATCGTAGTTGTAAAATTAAAACTTATAAATAACCTTAATAGTATGAAGAAAATAGATACCTTTGTTCAGACCAAAGATGGATTTAAGGTTACTGGTGAAGAAGGTTATGTAGCAATTGATAAACTTGGTGGTGAAGCGGTGAAACTTGTTGATCGTATGGAATTTTCATACAACAACTTTTCTCCAGAGATTATAAAAGGATGGGACAAAGCAGGTAGGAACTAATGAAAACATTCAGGCAATTATTCGAGTCAAAAGACTTTAAACCACATATGATGTATGACCCAAAAACGGGTAAAGGTTACAAAGCAGAAAAAGAAGAAGATCATTTAAGAATGAAGAAAATGGGATATACCCATGATAAACCTTCTGTATCTGAAGAAACACCTCTTGATAGAAAACAAGATCGTATAGACAGAAATGCTGATTTGCGAAAAGCAAGACTTAGGCATAAAGATGAAATCAAAAAAATCCGCGAAGAACTTGATGAACTTGCTCAGATGAGACCAGGTTCTCGCATGGTCAACCGCAAGACCCAAAGCAGAATGAAACAACTCCAAAAAGATTTAGATGCCATGAGAAATTCTACCTTTGGGCAGAGTGCTGATAAGGGTGATGAAGATTATGGGAATGAAGTAAAGAATGCAAAGAGAAAAGATTTGAGATTTAGGAGAGACGAGTTTGATGGAGTTCCTAAAAGTTATTCCTCTTATAAGGATAACAGAAAACCAGTAATGGCAGCAAAAGAATCTGTGGAAAGCGATAACTCAGAAAACTTAACTGAAGATATGCCACCAATGGCAGAGATTGTAATGTTGGCAACCGCCGCAAAAGTTTCAACAGATATCATGATAGGTATGCTTAAATCGGCATATAAAACTGGCAAGGGCTTGAACGCACTTGTAAAACTTGGCAATGATTTAGGCGTTAAAATCGGTAAAAAGATCAGCAAGAATTTTAAAGAGTCTGTTGAATCAGAGGAAAGCGACAACTCAGATAACCTTGATGAAGTTTTAAATATGCAGCAACGTCTTGCTCGTAGTAGAATGTTTAAGAGACATGCCAAGAGAAATGCTATTAAGAGAGAGAAAAAATTACGGCGTAAAGCAACTCAAGGTGATTTGATGAAAAGGGCTGAAAAAGCGGCGAAAAAAGTTCTTATTAAGAAGTTTACAAAAGGTGCAGATAAACAAGATCAAAGCACAGCGCGTAAAATTGAAATTGAAAAAAGAATTGCTAAAATGCAACCTAGAATTAAAGCAATTGCGAAGAAGATGTTGCCTGTTGTGAGACAGCGAGAAAAAGAAAGATTCGGAAAAGTAAATAAAACTGCGCCAGATACAGGGGCTGAGAAACGTGGCAGTTAATTTTACATCATTTAAGCAATATCTAGTAGAAGAAGAAAAAACAATATATTTTACTTTTGGTAGAATGAATCCACCTACTGCTGGTCATGGTCTCATACTTAATGCTCTTAGTAAAAAAGCAAGTCGTAATCCTTACAGAGTTTATGTTTCTCAAACTAATGATGATAAAAAAAATCCATTATCATACAACGAAAAAGTTAAATATTTGCGTAAGATGTTTCCTAAACAATCGCGTAGTATTATGATGAATACATCAGTGAAAGATGCATGGAGCGCGGCAAGCGCAATGCATGATGAAGGTTTCCAAAATCTTGTTATGGTGGTGGGTAGTGATAGAGTAGATGAATTTGACACTCGCCTTCAAAAATATAATGGTGTTAAAGGAAAGCATGGCTTCTATAATTTTAAAACAATAAGTGTTATTAGTGCTGGGCAGCGTGATCCAGATTCTGAAGGTGTTCAAGGTGCTTCTGGAACTAAACAACGCGCAGCGGCTAAAGACAATGATTTTGTATCTTTTGCACAAGGTCTACCTACAACCATGTCAGACAAAGATGCAAAAGAATTGTTTAATGCAGTAAGAAAAGGTATGGGCCTTAAAGAAGCAAATGAGTTTCACAATCATGTCAAACTGGAAAGTGTGTCTGATATAAGAGAACAGTTTGTTGAGGGTAATATCTTTAATGTCGGTGATATGGTTATGATTACCGACATTCAAGAGCAAGCGATTATTCAAGTACGAGGTTCAAATTATTTGATTCTTGAAAAGGAAGATGGTACAACAACTCGTAAGTGGATTACTTCAGTTGAGCCTATTGAAGAAAGAGTGAATGAACTTGGAACTGATTCATATCGTAAGGAAGCAGAAAAAAACTATATTCCTAGTAAGAAAAAAGTAAAAGAAGTAGCCCAAGACTCAGATATTAAAGATAAAGAGGGTACTCAACCAGCAAAGTATTATGCTGGTGATATGTCAAAATCCACAAAAAGTAAAAGAGATGCACATTTCAAAAAAGGTGCAAAGATGGATGATGATAATGATCGTGCATATAAACCAGCACCTGGAGATGCCGATGCAGAAACTAAACCTTCTAAACATACAAAAAAATTCAAGCAGATGTATGATGAGGACTGTTGGGATGGTTACAAACAAGTTGGAATGAAAAAGAAAAAAGGTAAAAATGTTCCAAATTGTGTACCAGAAGATGTGAATGAGAATACTAAAGGTCTCAAAAACAAAGCAGAAAAATCTGGAATGCCAGTAGGTATTTTAAGAAAAGTTTATAATAGAGGTGTAGCAGCATGGCGCACAGGCCATAGACCAGGAACGACTCCGCAACAATGGGGTATGGCAAGAGTAAATTCATTTGTAACTAAGTCAAGTGGTACTTGGGGCAAAGCAGACTCAGACTTAGCAGCAAAAGTAAAGGGCAAATAAGATGAAAGATATTTTTCAATTTATAAAAGAAAACGAAACTAGAAATGAAGATGACGTAACTCAAGAGGAATTTCTTGAGGCACTTTTGGAAATAGAAGAAGAACTTGATGCATTTGAACTTGAAGAATCTGTTGAACTTGATGAAAAAGCACCTAAAATAAAAGGTGATTGGCTCAAGCAAGAGCGTGAAAGAAACAACAAACATGATGCCGCGATGGGCCGTACAAAAACTGGACGTAAGAAACCTACTCGCACAATGACTTCCACACAAAAATCTTTGGCTTCCATGCGCGGAGAATCTGTTGATGAAGCAATCTCTATGAAAAATAGTATTAACCAATACTATTATCAAGACCCTAAAGGAGTTGTTCAAGCAGTAGGCAGTAAAGATGCTATGCGTAAGATGAATATCAAGCAAGCAAAAGATGGTAATAAAGGTGGTTCTTTCAGTATTAATCATAAAAAGTATAAGGTTGGTGACCAAATTAAAGAATCTGTTGAACTTGATGAGG